ATTTAAAATATCATAAAATAAGTTATGAAGAATTTTTTGAATATTTTCGTTATCAGAAGTAATACGTAATACATCACCAAAGTCATCTTTCATTACTGTTTCATCTGCATAAATGTCTAATGCAGAAGCAATAATAGAATCTGAATCCATAACCTCATAATCTGTATACAATTCTGTTTTAGAAGAAAAGTAATTGTAGTTAGGATTGTATGTATTGTATGAGTTAGGTCTTACTCCATGAAGTCTAGTAAAACGATCAATAAATTTAGAATTATGAGCGTTACCTAGTGATTGTAAACGATCGTTATCAATTACACGTATTTTATCTTTTCCGACTTTACGTACAATAACGTTGTTATTAAACAAACGTTTTAAACGACCATATAATGATTTATCTGCCATATAATTATTGGGTATATTAATAAATATTAAAACCTTACAATAACCATGTTAAATCTTCTTGTCCGCCTTGAGTACCGCCTGTTGGCATAGTCCAGCCAGTATCTTTTCGCATTGCACCGGTGCCGTAAACAGCTTGACCTTTTCCAAAATAATCCAATGCTTTTCTAGACAAATCTATTCCTTGCTGTCTTAGTTTGAGAGCGGTATCTCTAATCCATAATCCAGTTGCAAACGACATAATTAAGTCGTCATTATATCCATGTTGCGCCTCTGCTCGAGAACCGTTCCAAATAAATACAAACATTTCTTCAATTAATCTATTACTGCGAATTACAGGAATTCTTTCTCTAGAATATGTATCTAATTTAGAAATAACAAGAGGACGAGTTCTAGACGACATTGTAAATCCTGGTGTCATTTGACTCGTATCTTTTAAATCTACGTGTCTTGCTAATTGCTGATTTACATCTGAATAAACTCCATCTTTAGGAGAATAATATAAATTTTTATAATTTCTATCTAAAGCAACTTGAATTGTAGCCCAACCTACGTTTGCGTTCTCTATTACTAATAAAGCATCATTATATTCAGTTGCTATATTAACTAACATATTACCATAATCCTTAGTATGTATTTGTCCTTTATATTCTGCTACTTGCGTTACTGATTCTACATCGATAACATGAAATGCTGAATAGTCAGCTCCGTCACCACGTGCAACGTCCGCTACAACTACATAGTCTCGAGAATAGTCAGGTGGTTCCCAAATCCATAAATTACCATCTACTCCACGTTTTTCTATAGGATCTTGTACAGTTGTTTGTTTATACCATTGTATAAGTGAACCTTCAATTACAGTATGACCTGAAGAAATAAAGTCACAATCACATTCTTGAGCAGCTCCTTTAGGTCCTAACAATTCATCTTGTTTATCTCTCCAAGATTGATTTCTGTCTGGATGTACCGTCCAATGCAGCTTAATAGTATTAAATCTATTTGTTCCTGATTCTGCGCCTACCCATGTTTTATGAAAAAAGTTACCGGTACCATTAGGTGTTGATAAGATAATAGCTCCTCCACCCGTTGCCAAGGTTTGTTGTGCTGATATCCAAATTTCTTCTACATTGGAAATAAACGCAGCCTCATCTATAATCAATAAAGACAATGCTTCTGAACGACCAGAATCTCCTGATGAAGAAGTTGCTTTAATCTGAGAACCATTATTTAATCTAAGTGATAATTTATTATCTTCCGTAGCTGGCAATTTTAACCAAGAAGGTAAATTTTCATACATTACTTTTACCTTCAATACTAGATTTTTGGCTACTTCTTGTTTTGTCGCAATTACCAAGATATTTTTATCCCCAAAAAACGTCATAAGCCAAAGTGCATAGCCTGCACTAAGAGTACTGATACCTAATTGCCTGGACTTGAGAATGATGTTATAATCATGGTCTCTTAAGTCTCTAAGCGCCCTCTCTTGAAATGGATATAAATGAAAAGGAATCTTTCCTTTTTGTGGATGTTGTATTTGGCAATACTTTTTCATAAAGTGTACCGGGTCCTGTGCACACTTTTTGTATTCTTCCTTAATTATTTCACGTAACGATTGAGACATATATTATTTCTTTTTAGCTGAAATTTTCCAAAGAGAACTAACTGCTACATAAGGTTGTGCATTAAAACTTACACCAGCTTGAATGCCATACATTTGATCTTTCTTTGTTTTTAATATTGCAGTCGGGCCTACAACTAAAGTTTTATTTGGCCATTGTAATCCTATCATTCCTCCTCCATATACTTGAGTAACTGCTGGTTTTTCAACTACAATGATTTCTTTAACTATGTATTTTTTAACCATAGCATCATACTTTCTAGATACAATAGAATTTTTACTAATAGAATCTATCACTGATACATATCCTAACGTATCTTTTATTTTCAAAGTATCTTTATAAACTTTTAATTGATAATACGCAGCTAATATTGCACTCGTATCTACGTTTTCAGGCACAGGTTGATAAACTGTTGTTGTGCAAGTAATTGTATTACCTGGCTTATAAACTGTCGTGTAAACGGGAATTTCTGTTGTTATAGTATCATGTTTAAGTACATTATACTTAACTCCGTCAATCTTAACTTGTTTTGGTTTTGTTTTTGTAATACCAGGAATACCGATATCAACACGCTGCATTAAAATGATTGCAGCTAAAATTAAAATAACAAATAATGTAAAATTATTCTTAATAAAAGATAACCAATTCATACTTACTTTTATATAAATATGAATTGGCTAATTTTACGGTAGTTTAAATATATTAATCCTTAACAGGACCGCCTTCAATCCAGGCATTGCAAGTTCTAGAGCCTGCGCACTTAAATTTGTGCATTGTGCAATATCCTAATTTACCCGCTTCTATTGTATCCCAAGCGTCTTTAGATGCTACTGTAGGCTCTTCATTATTTTCCATATCTTCCTCTTCAGTAATAGTAGCTTCTGGTTGAGGTTTAGGTGTTGGTTTTGGAGTAGGTTTAGCTTCTGGCGTTTCAGTAGGCGTTGGTTCAACTTCTTTTTCTCCTGTAGCTAATCCTTTTTCAATACAATTTAACATTTTCATTGTAATGTTAAATGCAGCACAATTGTTACATCTTGCTTCTTTAGCTTCTTCTATTGAATCTAATTTCCACATATCAGCCTTTGCTTTCCAAAATTTAATATTTGGATTGTTTGGGTTTAATGGGCCATATCCATAACGATCAATTGCTATTTGTCTATGTTCAAGATTAACGCTAATGTCTTGTGTTGCTACAGGACATTTTGGCGCATCTTCTACTTCTTTTAATAAATTTACTAACTTAATCATTATTTCTTTATTTTAACAATTGACTTATTAAGCATATTATCTAATTTTTTAGTAACTGATTCTCCCATTGAATAAGGTTCGTTAAAATTAACAACTCCTTTAGAAATATTTTTTAAAGCATTTACTGCATCGTCAGTCTGAGGCATTACATCTCTTTTAGGAGCTCCTGGTACTGGCTGCGATGTTTTACGCATCATTTCTACATTAGGCACAATAATGTTATCAGCAACACCTTCAGGTTTATTAATATTAGCTACTTTAGAACGGAATTTTTTAAATACATCAATACACTCCGGAGTTATTTTATTAATAACATAATCACGAAGTTCTTTAAGATCAACTGCTAATAAATTTTTGCCTTTAACTGAAGCTGTCGGTACTTTACCTAAATCAGCAGCAATTGCTAATTGAACTACTTTTAATATATCTACAGGGTCCATTTCCGGTCCTACTAAATCAATTGCATTTATAGATGCTTTTGCATTTACTGAATACAATTGACTCCATCTATGGTGCCCGTCAATGATATATTTTCCATTGTACGTTACAATTGGACCATTAATAGTCACTGTACCGTTTTGAAGACAATTAGCTAATGATTTTGCATTTGTTAATGGATATTGTAAACTTTTATCCATATCAATTTCATTTTGTGTAGGACGTAAGTCACTTACTTTAATTGCTTTAGACGAAGCCGTTAATGCATCATCTTGTTGGTCACCATCAGCACGACCAGATTTAATAAAAGCTTGAACCTTTGGGTCAGAAGCTAAAGTACCTAACTTAGCTACAAACTCATCGTAATTTTTAACTTTTGTAATTAAGTCTTTTACTTCTTGTTCGGCATCTTCATTTAAACGCGCCAATTTTTTAAATCGACGCAACATAAATTCTGTATCGTTATATATCATCTTATATTATTTTATATTATTACCACATTCTACAACTCCAATAATTTGCTTTCCAACGAGGCCCTGGATTTTCACAATGATGTCTAGCTCTATACGATTTTCTATGTCCCGGTAAATGCTTTTTAATTCTCATATTTGGGTCTCCAAATCCTACCTTAACAACATTTCCTTTATCATTGGTTACATATACTGCACGTTTTCTAGGGCCGCCGGGAGTATAAAAAGGTTTATTTAATTTTACTTTTCTACCTCTATACTCAGCTTCTTCAATTACCTCATCATCTTTTTTTTTAGACTCGGTCTTTAGTTTTTTAAGTTCTTCAGGCTTTAATTCTGTTGGAGAAGCTTTAGGCATTTTATTCTTTTTATCATAATCACCCATTTTAACTCCTTTTTGAAGCTTCTTATCACCAAATGCCATATCTTCCAATTCCTTTTCTGTAGGCATTTCGGCTACCTCCTCAGCTTCAAATAATCCAGAAGAAATAGCAGCGTTATTCATTGCTTGAGCTACATCATCTTGATCAGCTTCAGGGAATTTATCAAAGCCCATTTCATAAAAGCTATCCCAATCTTCTTCATCAGCTAGTTTTTCCAATTTCTTTTTATTGCTGTCATACCAAGTAGTTACTTGAGCAGAAATAGTTTCTAAGTCGTTATCTTCTTGCTTAGGCTCATCTTTCTTTTCAGCTTCAAATAATTTGCCAATGATACCACGCACTGCAGTACGTACACGAGCTTCTTCAATTGAAAGCAAATCAGCTTCAAGTTTATTACGCTGTGCTTGTAATGGTTTACGTTTCATAGCATAAGACTTAGCGTCTAATTTACCTGCTTTGAAATCTGCAAAAAGTTTATCCATTTCTTTTTGAAGCTTTAATAAAGTCTTTTGAACTTTATCCATAGAAGAGTCAGCACCGCCTTTAGCTTGATCTAATTCAAAGCTATCAGCATACTTACTTTCTACTTCAGAAAGAGCCGCTTTAATTTCTTTACGAAGAAATGTTTTAAATTCGTTAAGTTTTGTTTTCATATTATTGTTTGTTCAAATGTGCATTAAGTACTCCACCTATAGAAGTTGTGTATACAAGTAACTGAGTTATATCGTCATGCGTCAATTCTGTTTTTGTTTTTACAAAATCAACACCTAACATTCCAATAAATTTATTTTCAATGTTTTTAATTGCAAATAAATAAGAAGACTTCGATCCTGAAGATACAGATACATCTTTTAATCCGAATGTCGCAACGGTAGGATCTTTATAATCTTTAATTTCTATTACGTCATTCTCTAATAACTCGTTAATAAATCTATTAAATAAACTTACTGGTATATTTTGAAAATTATTTTGTATTGAATTAACTTCTGGAGAAACTACTTCATAAACCATACTAAATTTAGCAATTGACTTTCCCGTTGGATAAAAATGTCCGCCGTTATGGAATTGGGTAATCCAAACTCTATCACAACTAAATTCTTCTTTTAATTCATCAATACGATGTATAATTTGATTTCCTACTTCTACAGCTTCACAAACAGGATCATGCGATTTACGTTTATTAATCCATTCACGAATAAGTATAACAAGTATCGGGCCTAATACGCCAGTAAAAAATGCAACAATAATACTTTCCATTAATCTTTAGGTTTATACTTTTCTATAAAGTGTTGTTTAAATAGTTCAAATTCTTTTTCTATTTGTTCTGCAACTTCATCTGCTGTCTTTCCTCCACTCCATTTTTCAAAATTACCTTCTACGTCTGCAAATGATAATGGATTACGAAACGCTGCAATAACATCTTTAGCTTCTTGCTCAGCGTCTTTTAACCAAGACATTGCGTTTTCATAAACTTTTTGCTTTTGATACTCTTCAAACTTTCCTTCAATACGCAATTCATGTTCAAAAG